AATCCCTTAATTCGATCAATAATATTGCTAATAGTGTTCTTAGCAGCTTCTATTGGACTAGTCATAGCATTTTTGATTCCGTTAAAAATATTCGAAACAGTACTTTTTAACCCATTAAAAACCCCTGATACTGAATCTTTAATACCATTTGCCACATTACTTATTGTAGATTTGATGCCATTCCAAATGCTAGATGCAGTATTTTTAATGCCATTCCACAACCCAGAAAGAAAAGATGCCAAACTATTGAATATACTTGAGGCGACCGCTTTTATCCCATTCCAGACAGTTGATAAAGTATTCTTTATGGAATCCCATACATTGGATGTCACATTTTTAATCCCATTCCATATAGAGGAAAAGAATGAAGCAACAGGATTGAATATTGACTTAGCAACGTTTGATAGTGCGTTCCAAACAGAAGATAGGAAACTAGATACTGTACTCCATACCGTTGTGGCTACATTCTTAATCCCATTCCATAGTCCACTAAAGAAAGCTGCTAATGGTTGTAATATTGGGCTTGCCATAGCAACGATAAAGTTCCATGCAGTTTGAAGCAGAGCAGTAATAACTGTCCAGATACCGGAGATCACACTTTGAATAGTCATAAACACGACGGTTATCACATTTTTGATTGTTTCAAAAATCGGACTAGCGATAGCGACTAGGTTGTTCCAGGCGCCGGTTATGGCCGTAGTGATGGCAGTCCAAACTGTGCTAGCGGTTGTGCTGATACTTGTCCAAATGCCCACTAGCCAATCTTTGAATGTTGTCCATTTCTCAGACAGCCAGTCAGTGATCGCTCCCCAGTTTTTTATAATTGCTATAATTGCTACCACAGCAGCTACCACTGCTAGGATAATCGGTATCGCTGGCAATAAAGTTGCTGTAAAGAACGTTCCTACGGCAGCTAACGCACCGCCACCAGCAAACAATCCCCCTAAAGTAGAGAATATGGTGATCAGAGAAGCAATAAATGGGGAAAGTGCAGCAAACGCTGCTGCTAACCCACTAATAACGACAATTATTTTCTTTACTGGTTCGGGTAACCCATTAAACGCTTGTGCCATTTTAGATAAAAACTCAACAATAGGAGTTAATGATTCAATGATTGTCCCTCCGATAGGGGCTAAGGAATCTTTTAATTCCGCTATTTTACCATTCAGTTCTTGCATTGGCGTTGTTGATGCATCGTTCATCTTTTGTGCAGCCCCGCCCACATCATCAAAGGTATGGTTAACTTTTGTCAATGATTCGATTACTTTCATTGAGTTGTCTTCACCTAGTGCGGACCATATTGTTGACGCTAAAGAAAGTTTTTCCTGTTCGTTCGTCATTCCTTTAAAGTCACCAATGACCGATTTAAAGACATCTGCTGACGTTGCTTTTCCTTGCTTCCACTCACCAAACAAGTCTTGCGTTCCTTTTGAAAAGCTTTGTATGTTGTCTTCAATTCGACCGTCCGACAAAGAAACCCCAAACTCTTTAACAAAGTCATTCACTTTGTCGAGGTTGTATGCACCTGAATCCAAACCGTTATCCAAAATTGAAAAGGTATCCTTTGCTGAAAAACCCATTTGTGACCACAACTGGCTATATTCAGCCATGTTGTCGCCTAGCTCATGCGATTTATCTAATCCATTTTGTGTCCCAGCAACCATCAAATCCATTGCATCCTGAGCTGATAAACCAAAATTGGTCATTAGACCACTAACACCACGAAGTGTCTCATCCATATCAGCACCTAATGTGTTATCAAGCGTTATGGCTTGTTGTGTGATATTCTGTAAATCTTGATTATTCAGATCACCTAGATTTCTTTTTACAAGGACTACCGCATCAGTGACTTGGTCCAAAGATTCGCCAAAACCATCATAGTAAATACCGCGAGCAACATCTGTCAGACCTTTTGCTTCTTCTTTTGTTAATCCAAAGCTCGCTTGTATTTTCGCTTGTGCTCCGCCAATATTATCAGCTGATTCCATTGCACCTTGACCTAGCTCAGCCATTTTATCGCCAATATCAGAGATAACATCTGACGCTTGCATAAGGTTATTCATATCGATTTTATTGCCGATATCATCAAGATTGGTTGTATCAACGCTTTTTGCAGCCGTGCCCAACTCTTCAAATTCACGTTCTGCATCGTTTAACTTTGCCTGCATCTGCATGGCTTCTGTTGATGTGCTTCCAAATTCTTTTTGAGTAGCATCTAATTGTTGGCGCATGACGCCAATTTTTTGTTCGGCTATATCACTTTGTTTACCTACATACTCTTGTGCTTTTGCTAGCTTTTCAGATTCGCTCGCCGATTGACCGGCAGTTGCTTGCCATTTTTTATATTCCGATTCAACCAGGTTAGCCGAAGCTTGTAATTTCCGTTGTTCGCCATCTAGTTCTCTCATCGTGCCGGCATACGTTTGCGTATCCCCTTTAGCTGTACTCAGCGCTTGAGAAGTTTTGTCAATTTCATTTGCGACTCGTTGTTGTGCTGTTTGCTGGTTGATCAATTCGCGCTCTAACTTTTGGACTTCGATTGAATTTTCACCATAAAATTTCTTCGCATTTGAAAGGCGTTGGCTAACAGCGTCTACTTTCTGACCTTGTAAATCATATTGTTTTTGTAAGCTTCCTAGTTTGCTCTCTAGCTTTTCAGACTCTGATCCGGTCAACTGAAGTTGCGCCTGTTCGAGTTTAAACTCCGCTCTATTTTTTGTCAGTTCGGATGTAATGCCTTTGACAGTATCTTTCAACCCGTCATCAGTGGCTTTGAAAACAACTTCGGCCTCACTGCGTTTTTTGACCATTATTTTCCTCCTTTCTCTTGTTCTTTTCTAACCGCATAACTCATCCATCCGTCATAAGCCTGCTTGTTGTATGCAATTTGAAGGATGTCGTCTAACGGCAAATTACTCATAGCCTGTTCGTGAGACAAAGAAAAAACGTCCGTCAACATCGAATAGACATCAACCCACGTTTTCACTTGAAATTTTGGCATTTTTATTTTTGAAGCTTTTTTTCTTTATTTGCCTTCTCAAAAGCTTTCTGGTAGTCATTTTGAACTTTTTTAAACATCATGAGATTGTAGATCATTGTTGCTTGAGCCATATCAAAATACCAATGATCAATAAATTCATCAAAACTCATGTATTCATTCATATTCGCTTGTCTGTAGGCCACATAAACTGCTTTTGCTCCTTGCATGACACTGACATCCATTTGCTCATTGCCTACAGACATTTTCGCAAATTCATTTGTATTGAAATCCCGATTGATTAACATTAATTTTTTTAAATTCAACTTCGGTTCAAGGGTTACAATCTCCCCATTGTTTAATTCTAGTTTTGAATAATCTTCTAATAATTCTTCAATCATCGATAGTTCCCCTTTCAAATAAAAAAAGAGAGGAATCCCTCTCTTTTAAGTTAAGTCTATGGTTGCCCCATCAACTGTAGGAGTAACATTTCCTATAGTAGGGGCTGTTATTTTCCCGCGTCTGCCTTTTTAATCACTTCAGGCGACAACGTGTTCATCCATGCATCCGTTAGGTCTTCATCTAATTCAGCAACAATCGCTTCATGATAATACTTTCCAAACTGATCAGTCATAATTTTAGTTTCTAGTTCTAACGCCGCAACTTCATCTGCACCATTTTCGATAGTAAAGGTTAAACCCGTATTCGATGTTGCCGATAAGAAAGCTAATAATTTTGAGTTTTCTTCGAAATCGTCGACAACCTCTGCAGCTAAAGCAAAATCGATACCTACTGAATCAGGTCCATATGAATAGATGCCCGGTTTTAATCGTTCATCATGTTTTAAGCCATAGAAATTTCGGAACACGACGACAGGTACATGTGCGGTAATGGTCACTGTCATTCCTACAGGTTTGGACTTGGTCTTCACGACCGCCGCCCCGCATTTTTTTTCAATTGTTTGCATTTCTGTTTCGCCTTCCAACTGACCATTACAATCAGTCACGTCTGCTGACTCTGCACCTTTAAACATGAAGGCGATTTTTTTAATACTTACATTATCAAATGTTGTCACAATCGTATTTACCATGTTATATTCTCTCTCCTTTATTCATTTAATTTATCGAACCCTTTTACGATCTCTTCGGTTATAGGATCAAGCGCGATTTGCAACCCACGTTTCATAAACTCTTCAGGCTGATTGTTTGTGGAATGTCCAATCCCTAAGTCTGGGTATTTAACATAGTCAAACTTCTTTTTGGGTCGTACAATAAAGCCTAAATTAATATGCTCAACTTTCAGTGGATTGCTAAATTTAGCATGTTTGCGGCCACTTCTGAGTTGATCTTCTGAGACTGGGATACGCTGTTCAATTTTTTTAACAGCGATATTCGAACCACTCTCTTTCAAAACTTGATTGACTATCTTCTCGCTTTGAGAAGAGTATTTTTCCATTTTCGCTAATAATTGATCATGCCCTTGAAGAGTTAATTCCCAGCCGTTAGACATTAACAACCACTCCTTAGAATTCGAACAAAAGAAAAAACAACCTGATCGATATAGCGATCCTGGTTGTCTAATTTCAGATGATTTACATCGGTTCCATTAAATCGGAAAAGGTTGTTATGCATTAAGGCGATAACATCCAATTGATCCCCCGTTAGGTAGTCTCTATTTTCAGAATAGAAAGTGATGTACACATTTTGACCCATTGTATACTTATCCTTGTCAACGATCGTGATTTCATCTTCTTCGAAAATGAAATAGTCGTAACTATCACCTAGATCACTTTTCTCATCTTCACTTAGAAAATCTTGGTAAGTCGGCAACTTGAAATACTCTGACAAAACTGACATTTTTTCAATTGTTTGATTTTTCAATCGCTTTTTCTCAGGATCATTCAACAAAATCACCCACTTTTTCTAAATAGAAATATAGATAGTAGTTATCGTAATCAACATAAATAGCGTTATACCTCGTTTGATCAATCACGATAAAATACTTATCTTTGTTGTATTGTTTAACGACTGGATGAAAGGGCGTCTTTACTTTTCTGGATAATTTCGAATCCATGGCATCCATTGAGGTCAAATCGCTATCACGAATCGAAAGGTTTCTAAAACGTAAAGGACCAGCTATATTTTCATAGCCAGCCCCAATTTTTTTCTTTATCTCATTTCTCTTCGTCACTTGCGTTTTAACCAATAAATTTCCATCGTTAAAGGTTTCTCTAATTCGTTTATTCACCATTGAAAACACCGTGTCTTCTACGCCAGTCAACCAAAGCATAATGTTGAATAAATGAGACGATCTCGCTAGAATAATTCCTTTCGAATTCATCCAATGCACTATTCCAGTCATACCTGCATCTTTCCAATAACAAATCATACTCAGGAGTACCTTGATCAAAGCTCAGTGTTTCAGATACTTTTGTTTGAATATAGGTCGCCGCCCTTAGAATGATGTTTTTAATCTGTTCATCGTCTTCATCCCATGAAATATACAACTTTTGTTTCACTTCACTCATAAGACCGTCAGATATATCCTTTTTTTCCACAAGTTAGCCCCCTCTTAATTTCAAAGACTAATTGACCGTGAAAGCTGGAATATCAACGGGATCAGATTTTTTTCCAGACTCTACTGCAACGGCGATATAGTCACCCTTTTTTACTACCGTTCCTGCTGTTAGTCCAGTAATTGCTAACGGGCTAGCTCCTTCAGAAACTTTGGTCCCATCTTTTTTGTCAATTTCAAATGTTCGTGCCATTCCTTTTCCTCCTTACGTTAATTCTATTGACGCCCCATCAGTGGTAGGAGTTACTTTTCCTACCTCAGGGGCCACTATTTTGACGGCGTAGGTGCTAATTTAGAAATATCCAACACAATGAAACTATCATTTCGTTTTGGCAAACCATTCGCATATTGTTTAGCCAAGTAGACACGTTCGTCTTCTACGAAGTGGTACTCGTCAGAAGCTTCAATCTTTAGAGTTGATCCTAGCCCCATAAAGTAGTCTGAAGCTACACCAATTACAGCTTTACCTTCTGGCACAGCTACTGATTGTAAATCCGAAACTGGAACAGGGAGTGTTTGAACGTACTCACCATTAGCAGTTAAAACTGTTTTTGCAGGAAAGACTTTTGACCAATAATCAGTTGGGTTGACAATTAGCACAACATCAGAAGGGTTGACATTGCGGTAAATTGGGTCCGTCACACCTTCAATTGTTAGTTTTGATAAACGAGCCATTAGACCTCCGAGGACGGTTGCATCTAAAGAGGTAACTGCTTCTGCAGTCTTCTCTTTGTACTCTCCGTCTGTTTGAGAGGACATATCACGCATCATACCGATAGGTTGATCTTTACCTGTACCGTCTACAATGGCTTGTTCTAGAGCGATTTGCAGCGATTCAACTAAAACAGTCCGAACATAGCGGTCAATCCATTCAGGACCTAAATCAAGCATTGCCTTACATAAAGGCATATAACCTGATAATTTGAATTGTTTCATGTTGATCACATCAAACCCATTGTCCAATACCTGTTTGATGTCTTCACATAATTTCCCCCACCAAGCAGGGTTCACACCACGACCGACGATCCATTCCGTAACGCTAGTTGTATTCACAAAATTAATCTTTTGAAGCAATGGATGGGCGTTTGTTAAGTCTTCAAATACACGTTCAAAGACTGTTGCCGGTACTAATTCCTCTACGCCAGCAAATCCTTCGTTATTGACGACTTCGTTATAAAATTTCGTTTCTTTGCTAGTAAGTACGCGTTGACCACGGTTCATTAGAACTAATTGGTCCTGATTTGCGGTTTGAGCTTCTTTTAAAATTCGATCTTGAATTTCGTTCGATAAGACAACCATTGCCTCTCCAAAGTTTTCTTCGTTTCCGTCTTTAAATGCACTCATTAATTTATCACTCGTTGCTGAAACACCTTTTAAATTTTTTACTGTCATTATTTACATCTCCTTATCCAAATGCTTTTTCTAATGCTGCTGCAAAAGCAGCCATTCTTTTCTCACGCTCTTCGTTCACTTGATTTAATACCGTTTCGATACTTTCTTCGTCTTCTTCATCGTCTTCTTGCAAAGGGGTAATTGGGGTCGCATCAATAATTTCATCTACCAATCCATATTTCAAAGCAGTTTCTGCGTCCATGAATTTTTCGGCAACAAGTAGATTTTCTAATTCATCATCAGTTCCGTTAAATCGTGATTGATAAGAAGCCTTTACTGATTTGTCTATTGATTCCAGTTGATCCGCTGTTTGTCGGAACACATCGACATTTCCCTCCGCCCAGGTAGAGGCTCTATGGATCATTAATTGAGCGTTTGGATATATCTGAATAGTATCTCCCGCCATTGCAATGATAGAGGCTGCGCTTGCGGCCACACCGTTAATGATGATATTAATTTTTGCGCTATTTGCTTTTAGCAGATTTCCAATTGCAATTCCTTGGAAAACATCACCACCATTAGAATTAATTACAACATCGATTTCTTCCTTGTTGCCTAAATTGTCTAAAATCGCTTTGATGCCTTTATCCGTATTCCCTTCAAAAAACCAACTAGACCCGATAAATCCTTGAATATAAACTGCTGGCTTCGCTGTGTTTTCATTTTTGACTGCTAGAACCGTCTTCATTGTCGTCATTCGCGTCACCTCCCTTCGATAACTGTTCATTATTTTTAGTTATGAAAATCTCGTCCGCCATTGGCTTATCGGAGCGATCATTACCCACGCGTTCTCTGCCTTCGTTAATCGTAAATACGCCATTTCGAATGCCAACATCGATGGCATCAACCAAATCTTTGAAGCTAGCTATTTTTATCATGGTGGTATCGACTCTCAAATAATCACCAGATAAATATTCATCCATGCTATAAATCGTTGCATTAAAAGCATCTTGTATTAATTCAGCTATCGGTATGATTTCAAACATCAAAAAAGCGTCCACTTGATCCGATAAACCACTCATATCTCCCTTGAGTAAGTTTTTCGGAACGTGAAACGCTGCCGCGGTCATCTCGTAGATGTCATCTATTAAGTTTTTTATATCTCGTGAATTCGATTGGAAATTCCCGCTGAAATCAAGCAACTCTGCTTTGTTGTCTAACTGAAACACTGCTCCTGCATTGTCTGCTTCCATAAATGATTTGAATTGAGAAGTCATCATTTCGTTTATTTGGCCTTGTGCCGTATCATCTTGCGGCCTGAATAAATCGCCTTTCAGCACATATCTTCGTGCATTGGATCGTTTGTATACATTCATTGCTGATGAAATTAGCTTTCCGTATGCCCCATAATAGGCGTCTACCAATTGACGTATATGTTCGTCAGCATACTTAATATAGATAACGTCACTTTCTTTGAAAGTTTTCTCTAAAACAATATTATTAACTTGAACTTGAGAAAATACATCATCTTTTAACCCATATTCAGTAACATTCCAACTATCGGCTACAAATAATTCTGAGGTTGAACTTGACGGCGAAACGATTAATACTTCATTGTAAAAAATAAGTCTTCGAATCATTTTTTTACGAAACTCCGTCGCATTTGTTTTAGCATTCGGTGAAACATTTAACCGATAATACATCTCGTTTTTTATATTTTTACCTTTTTCGTAAGATTTGAATTCTGCTTTACTTAATGCATTAGCAATTAAATCAATACAAGTCTCAATTGCAAACTTCCGATAAACATAGTCCACTTGAAGTTTACAAAAATATTCTTCAATCGAAACAACTGAACGCTTAGTAAAGTAATCTACTGCTCTTTGGACAACTCCCACTACTCCACCTCCTCTCTAAAAAACTAATGGTTTAAAACCACCAGCAGCATTACTGGTTAAATTTTTTATTTTGATTGGTGCAGAATCATAGATATCATCGATAAAATTAAGTCCATGCAAAAAAGAAAAGAAACCATCTGTTTTTCTGGTTTCTCCGTCTATCTTTTCATATCTAATATTTCCATTTGCAATATGTTCTTCGTAAACATTCATACAATACCACCGCATAATAGCGTCGTCTCCAAAAAATAAACGCTGATTAATAAATAAATCATCAACTAAATCTTTAAGCATGCCGTGCGTAACACTACCGCTTCGGACAATCTCAACATTAAAGCCGGCCTCTTCCAATGCAGGTTTCAGTATTTTAGCTCTGAACATATCCATGGCAATCTTTTTAATATAATGCTTTTTTGACTGTTCTAGAAACCAATCGACGATGTATTCAGCTTCAATATTCTTCCCGTGAACAATTTGTGATTTCCCTTGATCCAATGAAATATCGATAATTTCTCTCTTTATATTTTGGAGTTTCAATGCAGATTCATGAATAAACGTGTGCTGTTTAAAATAAATATCTTTCTCATACTTCCCAAGTAGCCCACATGACGCAAAATCTCGTCGATCTGCAAAGTCAACTGTTCCAATAACTTCTTCCATTCTTTCAGGAAACTCTTTTTCTCTTGTGTGAAGAACGTCTTCGTACGTCGCCACAGCAAACCTAGTATCTTCCATAGGTTTGTTCATACGTTTAGTCATAAATGTTAATCTTAACCCTGAATTACGTTGCATTTGTGAGTATTCTTGAAACATCTTTCGTTTTAGATCTTGGTTGTAATTGATTGTTGGACAAGCTTTTTCCCATAAAGTCGGATCATCAACTTCCGTATCATCGTCTAAACGACAAATGAACGGGAATAAACTTGAAAATTCTGCACCTTCTTTATCAATTCCTAATTCACCCGAAAAAATCATCATTGATTCTTCAATTAGATCATCTAATGGTCCGCCTCTAACAGCGCCGTTTGTCGTATCGTAGAATTCTCTGTAGTCTTGGATTTTACCGCCGCCTGAAGTCGCAACATTCATCGTTGCGTAGTCTTCATTTTCATGGATTTCATCGAAGCGATTGGCCCCTGGACGTTTTCCATCCTTCGTACGAGCGTTTGCAGTGTTATATCTAAGTTCACTATTTGTTGCTAAATTTCTAATAGATACTTTCGAAATATAAAATGATTTTTTTAAACCTGGGTTTGTTTTTATGACTTGGTAGACATCCTCAAAACTTGTCTTTGCTTGGGATTCATTGTTGGCAAAAATATCAATATCATAATTTTTAATTCCATGTTTTGCAGTCAGTAGAAAGAAGTTGTTCCATGAAGCATAACCTGTCTTACCGTTTCCGCGCCCCATTAACGTGAGGAATCTATTAAAAACGAGTGTATGATCTTTTTTCCATCGACAACCATAGATAAAGCACTGCACAAATTTTTCCCAAGGAATCAATTCAAAAGGAAAATAAGTGGCAGGAATGTTAATAGAATCTTCAACCATTTGTTCGTCAAAATAAATATCCTCCCGTGTAAAAACTCGTTTTTCCAAATATTTTTTTAACAGCAATTGGTCTTTACAAACAACAACCTCTCGAGCGTCAATCGCGTCAAACCATTTCCTTATATGTTTATAACTCAGGAATTGGTTCATTTGCATCACCCACTATCTCTGGAGTGATCGCTAATTTATCAAGCATTAATCCCATTTGTTTATTTACTGATACTAATAAAGCAACAGATTCATTTTTCTTACCGTTATTCAATCGCACACCATTATCAGCGATATCTTCTTCTAAAGAAATAGCCGTTTCCCAGAGATTAATATATCTATCTATCGTATCGAGAAACGGTGTAATACTAATATTTTGTTGATCAAGCTGGTCGATTAAGGATCTTTTTAACCGCTCTTTGTATCTATTTTGTGCTAGTTGACTTTTAAACATTAGCTGCCTCCTCTCGTGATAAAGGTTGAAAAAATGTTTTTTCCTGACACCCATCCCCGTTCGTTGGTTTCCCAAAAAATCGCAAATTATTTTGAGGGGGGACTATCTGACAATTGGGAATTGTTCGATTGTGTATTCAACATAGAAAATAATTTCCTTTTCTGTGTAGTTGAAAACCTTTTTGATTCTCTCGATAACTTCTTTATTTTTAATGCTGTCTTGGACTACTGAGGCTTTAATCTTGTTGCAGCAACTATCACTGAGTAAGTTTCTAATTGCAACATACCTAGAATAGATTAATCTCTTTACTATTCCTTGAGTCATCGTCGAATACTCTTTCAACCTATCGAGATCATACTCTCGACTATTGTCTGTGATGATCATGTGACTTACCACCTTTCCGTTGAATCAAAGTTCTTAAAGTCTTTTAGCTTTTTGTTCTGATCGTCAACATATCTACCATGCACTTCATTATGATGATCAATGCATAAACAGACGAGGTTATCCAAATCCAACGCTAAGTCTGGTCTATGCTTAACTTCTTTGATGTGGTGGACATTATTGACATTGTGGTACTTTCCTTGCTGCTTACACATCTGACACTCATTGTTATCCCGGATGATCGCCCTCTGCCTTAGCTTCCGCCATTTCGCGCAATCGTAAAACTTCTTTAGCTTATCTTCACGGATTAAAACAACTAACCAGCGGTAGAATTCTTCTGTCACATAATCACCTCAATGTTTGTCTGCGCGATAAAGATATCCTCACTCATCAGTAATTGATTTATTCCATTTATTAATGAACTTCTTTTCTTCAATTTCGATCTCATCGATTATTTTGTTAATCTGCTCACTCCATAAATCATTCAACCACTCGCACTCGCCTTCTTCAAAACAGGCTTGATCACCAGTGGACCAATCGCGAACAGTTGCACCTTTGAACACATCAATACTTCTTAATCTTTCTAGCATTGATTTCATACGTTCAATACGTTTTAAGTCAGAATTGAACTCACTTTTAATTTCATTAATTTCCATCTGGTTTATACCTCCAATCTTTACGAATACATAGCATAATCACAAATACTCTCAAATCGTTCTATCCCTTGATACCACTGGTTAAATTGCTGATTCTTTAAAATGATTAATTTAACTGTTTATATCCTGTGGATAACTCATAGTTTCAGCAAAGTAACTCTCCAGCAAATCATTGCTCACCTTGAAAAGAATTTCTTTTTCTTTCTCTCCATCTTGCTCTAATCGTTTAACAATGGAGTATTTCCCTTTTCGCTTATCAATCGCCACTGTTGCTCCTTTCAAGCAATACACGTTTCCATTTAATACAAGATTCACTTGAGCAGTCATTCGCATTCCTCCAAATAAAAAAGACCACTCATAGTGAGTGATCTCGGTTATGTATTGACCGGCACACCAAGTAGCGTACGAAGAGGAGCTACTCGCTTTCTATATTAGATGTATGTGCCGGTCGTTTTGATCGTCTTGCAAACAATCGTTAAGAATAAAGAAGGGAAGCTGTTCACCTCCTTCATATATTCTTTATTTGGTGTGGCCTGTGCAGCAGACCACGTTTATATCAACGGCTGAGCCGCATCTATACTATTTTGACAATATCATAATATCTCTTTCATTGACGGTTTCGCGCCGGAATTATTCCGACTCTTTGACGGGTATAAGTCGGAAAGTTTCCGTTTTTTTAACAATTAACTGTAATTCAAAACAGAACTGTATCATTGCTTCTTTTGATTCTTCAGTTACAATATCTTTCCCTAATGGCACTAAGTCTAGTATTTCACTAACTGAGAAACCTTGTAGATATCTTAGAATGAATATCTGCCTTCTACGTTCCGTGATATCGACTTTTATAGGATGTGATATTCCAGCAAATCCTCGTGCAAATAGTTGATGCAACTCGTTGAACTCAGCAAGATCATCTTCCCTCTGGATCAATAGTCTTTCTGCTTCTCCACTTCCACTATTTGCGGTTGAAGGAGGAATCAAACTAAAAGATTGAGTCGTTTTAGGAATTCTAGGTTGCCCAATCTTTTCCCTAGAATTTTTATATGCTCGAAGGAAAGCCTCAAAATTAGTTTTAGTTGTGGACATGTCAATCTCATCTGTTCTAGGTACTTCATATTTACTAACATCAAAAAGCGCCATACTTTCGATTCCTCCTGTGCTATAATGTTATAGATAGGATAACGTTTAGCACTGAGCTGAGGCTTGGTGCTTTTTCATTTTCTTGCTTGTATTAATAGTTTTTTTTGAAACGGAAACCATTGCCAAACTTTTGCAGACTGAATATCAACTAAAATCTTCACACCCGTTTTCCCTACAATTGCCGAATATCTCGTTTTATCCACCATCTTTATATCTTTCAATTTTTCATACCCATGAATCTTAGCGACAAGATTAACTTCCTTAATAATTTTGTTCATGTAATTCTCCTCTATTGGCGACGTTAGTGGATCTACTCGATGCCGTCTTTTTTATTTCTTAAGTAGATTCGATACCATAAAGCGCTAATACTAATACGAATATCCCGTAAGCGATCACCAATTAAACAAACCGCGTAGAGTAATATGAAGAAAAGTGATCTATTCCCGTCTTCTACGAACACATATATAGTGGCCATCACCAACAAAAATATTGGATACGCTACAGCTAAAAATTCTTGAATTTTCTTTATCATCCTTCCACCTCCAACAACTCTGGGTTTTCGTAGATGTTGCCGATAACTTCTATAAAAGGTTTAAGCTCAGCTAATATTAAATTCCCAGCTAACCAAGATAGCGAATATTCTGACCAACCAATTACATAATTTCCATTTATTTCAATACCGATTCCATTGTCATTTTTTTGAAAAGGATGATTAGATACTTTAACAATATCCCCTTCAAATATCTCCACGCCGTTCTTGTCTTTCAGTCCCGTTGATTGCATGTAACTGACTTTCACACCATGTTGAATTTCTCCATTTTTTTCGAATATTTTATTAATCTCTCCGTTAAACTCCGGTTCATATTGCATAAAACTGAATTTTGGATGTCTAACATTTTCAACCCAACTTCTAAACTTCGGTATCATTGTTTTCCTCCGATCGATATTTTCTAACTTTATCTTCGTAAATGGCAATTTCTTCTTTGGTTGCCGGAACCAGCCTATACGTGTCGAATCCAGCTCCAAAATGGCAGTA